TGCTGCAGTATCAGAAAAAGAATTGGAATTTTTAAAAAAATCTATTCCCACTCCAAGTGGTGCAATATCCGAAGCAGAGATTGAGCTTCTTAAAAGAGCATTACCTAAAAAGTAATTTATGGCACTTCCAAAAGGATTCCACAAAACCAAGTCTGGCAAAGTGGCAAAAAAAGGTCTTTGGTATTATGTCAATAAACGTAAAAAAAAGGGCATAAGCAGATCCAAGAAAAAATCGACAATAAGCCGAAAGGTCTTCGCAAGTGCCAAAAAAGGGTTTTAAATAATGGATAAAGATTTTCACACAGCTATCGTCTATGTCATGGAAAACAGTAATTCTGTGATAGTACATTTTGGCGGTTTTAAGAATGTTTATGAAGCTTGGAATTTTGGCGATGAGCTAGTTGAAAAGCTTGACATACAAAAAATAGATATTCCACAGAATAGAACAATCCATTAAGGGGGGTTTTGTTTTAAAGTGCCGAATATCGTTATTCCATACAAGCCAAGAGAATTACAAGATTTTTTACACAAGGAAATTGATAAGCACCGATTTAATGTTTTAGTGCTTCATCGTAGGGCAGGTAAAACAGTTATGTGTATCAATCACATGATTAAAAAATGCCTTACAAATCCCTTGCCAAGCCCTAGATATGTTTTTATATCACCCTATCGTTTGCAAGGTAAAGCAACCGCATGGGATTATTTAAAAACGTATGCTGGTAAAATACCTGGCACAAAATTTAATGAGTCTGAATTAAGATGCGATTTTCCTACTGGTGGTAGAATAACCATTATGGGAGCTGAAAACGACCAGGCTATGAGAGGTATCTTTTTAGACGGTTGTGTTTTAGACGAAACGCAAAATATTAAACCAACTTTATTTCCAGAGGTTATAAGACCCAGTTTAGCAGACCGCAAAGGGTGGTGTATTTTTATAGGTACGCCAAAAGGTAGAAATCAGTTTTACGATTTGCATAAACAGGCTAAACAAAACAAAAGCTGGTACACTTGCGTTTTTAAAGCTAGTGAAACAAAAATTTTAGATGATGAGGAATTAAAAGCGGCACAACAAGTGATGTCGCCTGATTTATACGATCAGGAGTTTGAATGTTCTTTTCAAGCTGCAATAACAGGTTCATATTTTGGAGCTATTATTGAGCAGCTAGAAAAAGAAGATAAAATTTGCGAAGTTCCTTATGACGATAACCTTGATACTGAAGTTTGGTTTGATTTAGGAATAAACGACAGTACAGCAATGTGGTTTGTTCAAAAGTATAAAGGTGAAATAAGATTAATCGATTATTATGAAAATAGCGGTGAGGGTTTAGACCATTACGCCAAAATTTTGAAAAATAAAGGTTATGAATATTCCAGATACATTGCCCCCCATGACATTAAGGTAAGGGAGCTTGGTAATTATGGAAAAACAAGATTAGAAAGTGCTGCTGAATTAGGCATCAATTTCGAAGTCGCCCCAAAGATGTCCATAGAGGATGGAATTGAGGCAGTAAGAAAAGCATTACACAACTGTTGGTTTGATAAAAATAACTGTAGCAAAGGTATTGAATATTTAAAAGCATATCAAAAGAAATGGGATGAAAAAAACCAGTGCTTTAAAAATAGACCCCAGCACAATTTCGCATCCCACTGTGCTGATGCTTTTAGAACAGGCATTATTGGTCAAGGTGCAGAAACATCAAATTGGAAAAAAAAAATACCAGTCAATACAAATTATATAGTTTAATATGGCAAAATTAACAGATTTAGAATTACAATCGATTATAGCTTCTGAAATATCAATATCACAAGATTTTTTAGGTGGCGATTTATCAAGACAAAGAAAAAAATCGATTGAATATTATTTAGGAGATAAATTAGGTACAGAAATCGATGGTAGATCACAAGTGGTCTCAACCGATGTCGCTGACACTATAGAAACTATCTTACCTAACCTTTTAAGAATTTTTACAGCATCCGATCAAGTTGTAAAATGTGAGCCAGTCAAAGCTGAAGATGTAGGGGTAGCCGATCAAGCTACAAACTATCTTAATTACATTTTTTACAAAGACAATCCAGGTTTTCAAATATTATATACTTGGTTTAAAGACGCTTTGTTAGAAAAAAATGGAATTGTGAAAGTTTACTGGGATGAGTCATCCAAAGTAGAGCAAGAAACATATAAAAATTTAAGTCAAGACGAATACTATCTATTAATGCAAGACGACAATGTGGAACTTGTCGAAAAAGAGGAGTTTATAGATGAAAATGCTAAAAAGAAAATTGACGAACTTAAAATTTTGGCTGAAGCGAATGGTGAGACGTTTAAAGCGGATGTACCAAAGTTATGTAACGCAGTTATTAAAAGGTTTTCAGAATTTGGAAAAGTAAAGATTGAAAATATTCCCCCAGAGGAATTTTTAATCAAATCAACAGCTAAAAGTATTGAAGACTCAAATTTTGTAGCTCATAAAGTTTACAAAACAAGATCAGAGCTTATAGAAATGGGTTATGACAAAGATTTAGTTGAATCTTTAGCTGCAAGTAAAATTGAAGTTTATAACACAGAGCAATTAGCTAGATTTAATGGTTTAACAGATGCACCAAGACAAAACGCACCTGATAAATCTACAGAAAAAATTGAAGTTTACGAATGCTATGTCAATATTGATTATGATGGCGATGGAGTAGCTGAACTTCGAAAAATTTGTGTTGCTGGAGATAGCAGCTATCAAATTTTAGAAAATTATCCTTGTGATTTTATTCCTTTCTGTAGTTTAACACCTATCCCAATGCCACACCGATTTTTTGGTCGGTCTGTTTCAGAATTAGTTGAAGACGTACAATTAGTTAAATCAACTGTAATGAGACAATTGTTAGACAATATGTATCTAACAAATAATAACAGAGTAGCTGTTATGGATGGCATGGTTAATCTTGATGATTTATTAACGTCAAGACCAGGCGGTATTGTAAGAACTAAACAACCACCACAACAGGTTATGTTCCCAATGCAATCTCAAACTATATCTCAACAAGCATTTCCATTGCTTGAGTATTTAGATACGGTTAGAGAAGCTAGAACTGGTGTAACAAGATATTCTCAAGGATTAGACGCTGATAGTTTAAACAAAACAGCGACTGGAATTAATACTTTAATGACGCAAACACAAATGCGTATGGAGTTAATTGCTAGAATCTTTAGTGAGACAGGCGTTAAACAATTATTTAAAAGAGTTTTTGAATTAACTTGCAAATATCAAGACAAAGAAAGAATTGTTGAATTAAATAATAAATTTGTTCCAGTTAAACCTACAGAATGGAGAAATAGATACAATATTTCTATAACAGTTGGTTTAGGGTCTGGCAGCAAAGAGCAACAATTAATTATTTTAAATAATATTTTAGAAAAACAAATTCAAGCTTGGCAATTACAAGGTGGTAGAGAATACCCAATGGTAAGCTTAAAAAATATTTATAATAGCTTGGCAAAAATTATAGAAAACGCAGGGCTAAAAAATGTGGAAAATTACTTTACGAATCCAGAGGTGGGGATGCAGTTAGTAACACCCCCACCGCCTCCCCCAATTACGCCTATTGAAAAAATTGAATTTAGTCGTATTGATTCAGAGAATAAGCGTAAACAAGCGGATCTAGAGTTACAGCTCAAAGAAATGCAAAGTAAAAATGCAAAAATGATACTTGAGTTTGAAACTAAAATTAAAGAATTAGAATTAAAATACAACACACAACTTGATGCTGCTAAAATAAAAGCAGACGCTGATCTAAACAAACTTTTACTTTCTAATGAATATAAAAGTTTTGAAGCTGCACAACAATCTACTAATCAATTACAACAGGATATAGAGAGCATTGATGCAGGACAAAAACAAACTCCACCAGGAAATAAGTAAATCAGATCAAGCAAAGGCAATTTTAGAGAGTCCATTATTTATAGACTCTATAAATAAATTAAAAAAATTATATTCAGACAGTTTATTTAAAACTGGAGCTGGAGAAGAAACCACAAGAGAAAAATTGTGGTTAGCTTATAATATTATAGGCAAAGTCGAACAACATTTTACAGAATTAGTTGAGACTGGGAAATTAGCTAAAAAACAATTAGAAGATTTACGATCCCAAGAACAACAAAAGAAATTTTAATCCTAATGATTAAAATATGCCAACCCATAAGGGAGCATAACAATAATATGGAGGAAAAATGTCAGACAATTTCGCTAATCCGTTAAAGGAAGCAAAAACTGATACTGTCAAAGCGGCAGAATCCATTACTGGTCTGTTAAACCCACAAAGTGAAACAGAACCTAGTGATGTAGCTTCGAAAGAAGATACACAACAACAAACACAAGACACAAAACAAGAAGACAAAGTTCAAGAGCAACCTAGTAAGGAATCTGAAACAGATCAACCTGAAGCTCAAGAACAAACGTCAGAAGCCAAACCTGAAAAGGAAGCTACTGATGAAGAAGAAGTATCTCAAGAACAAACAAATGAGATTCAACAGGAACAGAATTCAACCTACAAAGTTAAAGTGGCAGGTCAAGAGTTAGATGTTACCCTAGACGAATTAAGAAATGGTTACTCAAGAGATGCGGACTACCGAAGAAAGACAGAAGAATTGGCTTTTGAAAAAAGACAATTTCTATCTCAATCGGATAAGCAAAAACAAGACTACTCCCAAAAGTTGAGTGATTTAAACCAACTGATGCAAGTAGCCAAACAACAGATCAATTCAGAGATAAACGCTGTGGATTTAGAAAAGTTGTATGATGAAGACCCAACAGAAGCGGCTAGGGTTGAGCATCGTTTGAAACGTAAACAAGATAAGTTTAATCAAGCGTTGCAACACACTAAAGCTGCACAACAAAAAGAGCTTGAAACTTTTGTAATAGATCAACAAAAACAACTGGCAACGAAAGTACCAGAGTTTTCAGATCCTGCAAAATCATCAACGCTTAAAAGCGACATGAGAAATTATCTTGTGGGCTATGGTTTTAACGATCAAGAAATTGGTCAAATTTATGACCATCGAATTGTTATGTTGGTAAACGATGCTATGAAGTATAGAGGTTTGCAAAAGGCAAAGCCTAATATTGCAAAAAAAATTACTAAACCTAGCAAAGTTTTTTCATCTGGTGCGAAAAAGGATCAGGGAAGTGTAAATACACAAAAATTTAAGGAGAAGTTGAGTCGTCTGAAAAAATCAGGGCATGTTAAAGATGCCACTGCTGTTTTTTTGGATGTGATTAACAATTAACTTAAATAAGGTGATAACATGGCAGCAATAACAAACACATACCAGACGTTTACAACGAAAGGTATAAGAGAAGACCTGTCGAACATAATTTACAATATTAGTCCGACAGACACACCTTTCATGAGTGGAGTTGGTAAAACAAAAGCTACTAACACATTACATGAATGGCAAACTGATTCACTAGCAGCAGCTTCAACAAGCAATAAAGTTTCTGAAGGTGATGAAGTATCTTTTCCAACATTAAGCCCAACTGTTAGACGAACAAACCATACGCAGATTTCAACGAAAGCTGCTATTGTTTCTGGTACTAACATTGCGGTAAACAGTGCTGGAAGAAACAATGAAATGGCTTACCAAATTTCTAAATCAGCAAAAGAGCTGAAAAGAGATATGGAGTCTATTTTACTTGCAAACCAAGCTAAAGCGGCTGGTGCGGCAGTAAACACTGCAAGAGCATTAGGCGGTATTGAGTCTTGGATTACGACAAACACTAGCATCGGAACTGGTTCAGCAGCTAACCCAACTGGGGATGGCTCTGACGCTAGAACTGATGGAACACAAAGAGCATTCGCAGAATCTCAACTTAAAGAAGTTGTAAGAGAATGTTTTGACAGTGGTGGAGATCCATCAATGATCATGTGTGGTGCATTTAATAAACAAGTGCTTTCTGGTTTTACAGGTGGTTCAACTAGATTTGACCCAGCAGAAAACAAAAGACTTGTTGCAAGTGTGGACGTTTATGAGTCAGACTTTTCAACTCTACAAGTAGTACCGAACAGATTCCAAAGATCAAGATCGGTATATGTTATTCAACCTGATATGTGGGGAGTATCTTTCTTAAGAGATTTCCAACTTTCAGACTTGTCTAAAACAGGTGATGCAGAGAAGAAATTTATCTTGGCTGAATATACATTAGAGAGCAGAAACGAAGGTGCTTCTGGTGGAATATTTGACGTTACAACATCATAATAAATAAAATTATAGGGGGCTACCAAGCCCCCTATTTTTAACATCAACCATTTTGTTTTGGTCTTTGAAGTCTTTTCATAGGCGGAACGAAGCAACTCAATAAGGATAAAACATGAGAACATTAAACGATTATTTTATAACTGCATCTTTAGATGACGCATCTACAGCAAGTTCAACTTTTGTAGCTGTACCTGATAAAGGTAAAATTATAAAAATTATAATGGTTCAAGACGGAGCAGTAGCAACTGCTGATGCAGCGATTACTTTTAATACAACAGAATCGCCAACAACAGTAGTAACTAACTCTGGAATTACTATCCCTTACGCAGGTGATGCGGTAGGTGATGTAAGAACATCTGAACCAACAGCTTTAAATGCAGTAAATGATGGAGATTATATCAAAATTACTACTGATGGAGCATCGTCTGGTACTTGTAAGTGTAATTTCACTTTTGTTATCAGAAGATAAGCGTTTACAGGGCTGTACGCTAAACAGCCCAAAACAACTAATTAATAATAACAAGGTAAACAATGTCATATAATTATGGTTTAAGACCAGGCGTTACTCAAAAATTAAATACTAATAACTCATCAACAGCTTCAACAGCTTTTGGTGTTGGTACTGAATATGTAAGAGTAGTTGGCGATGCAAACTGTCATATTGCTTTTGGTGCAGCACCAACAGCTAGTGCAACAAGTTTTTTATTGCCATCAGGTGAGATAGAAGTTTTTAAAGTAAGTCCAGGTCAAAAAATAGCAGTTTTTCATGGTAGCTCTACTAACGTATATGTTACTGAAATGTCTGGCTAATGAGCAAAAAGCTTCCGAAGTGGGGCGTTAACACATACACAAAAACTACATCAAAAAAAAGACCAGGACGACATGCGAAATCTTACTCAAAAAGGATTCCTAATCGTTCTAAATATAGAGGACAAGGCAAAGCATGAAAAAAATATTAAAAGAAAATGATGGAGTAGTATCAACCACATTTTACGATAATACTGACTCTAAAGGTGTAACTATAAAACGTAGTCTTAATGCTCAATCTTTATTAGATCGTAACAAAAAACTTTATACTCATAATGACGGTTATTCAAAAACTAAAGAGCTTAAAAGAGTAGCCTCTATACCAGTATTAATATTGGAATTGTGGTCGCAAGAGTACAATGGCACAAGCAATTGGTTTGCTTTACCTAAACAAGTACAACAAAAAATTTTAAAAAATAACACAAGAAA